CTCCCCAAACTAAATATAATCCCACGCTACATACTCGATGCCCCGCGCCTTGGCTTCGGCCCACTTTTCGAGCGCAGCCGTTTCTTTTGCGAGCCTGGCCGTTTTCCCCGCGATTACATCCGCCAGCGCGCGCCGACTTACGTCACTCCGAACGGTTCCGATATCCTGGCGTAGTTCTTCGATCTGAACCCGCAGGAATTCGACGTTGCCGCTAACGGTCCGGTGCATGTCGTCAACACGCATGTCATCGTAATAAGCCACGTTAAGCCGCCGCCTTTCCTCGGATTCCTTTAATCTCCGCTAGTGCCTCCGACGCGCCGCGCTTCTTCCAATCCGGCAGCCCTGACCGCTGAATTGCGGAAACCTCGCGTTCCAGTGTCGTCAATTCTTCATCAGATAACGAAGCTGCACACGCCGTCTTAAAGCTGTTGAACGTCCAATCGTCGAGGCTAAGCGCTGGCGGTCGGCCTTCTTCGGCTGCTTTTGCGATAGCTCCGAAATGTTCCGCCACCCCTCGCCTATCAACATCCGTAATCCGAATACAGTGTGCAGCGATGTCCGGATTCTTTTCGTAATCCTCCGCGTCCATATTCCACGCTTTTTTGCTGCCATTGACGTAGAGGATGACGTAGTAATCAATCGGTTCCGCTTCTGTTCCGTACATGATTGAGTAACATACGCATTGTTTGGCGTGCTTCTCCTCCGGACCGTTTCGCTGACCGTAGGATGACGTTTTACTATACGTCCCCTGCTTCGATTTGACTTCGAGGCCAACGCGTATGATTTCGCCATCATCCGTAACATATCGCATGATGCCGTCACAGGTTCCGTAAAGGTAATATGGCGCGGGATCGAACGATATTAGCCGATTCGTTTTCGCGAAATCCTCGAACATCGGCTCGCCCCGATCGTTCCGTTCAAACCGGAAGCGCGCCCCGGCTACGTGCTTCTCCGCGAACAAAATGTCCCGTTGGATAACGTCGCCGATCGCCGTTCCGATCCGGGTCCAGCGGCCTTGATGCGGGGACTGTCCTGTAACGTCCCGTTTAGCGCCGCGCAGCCGTTCGTACTGGCTCCGGGAGCAAGAACCGATAGCCGACGGTGAGAAATACGGTTTCTTCGGCCATACCTTGCGGGACTTGTCCGAAATAATATCGGCGTACCAGCGATGTAGCTGCGCGTCTAGTACGTCTTCGTAGCGCTCCGGTTCCGCGTGGTAAGCATCGAGAAAGGCGCGGAAGTTACGGGCGATTTCTTGCGTTAAATCTTCGGCACCGATTCGTGTAAAATGTGAAATTTAAGCCGCCTCGCTTTCATCGATAAATTCGTACTCCAACGTCTCGCCGCGGAGACCGGCTTCGTAAGCCATCGTAATAGCGTCCGAGATCGAATAAGCGCCGTCCAAGTCACGGAAGAAAACGGCGTCTTCCGGTTCGCCTGCGCGAATTGTGACGGCCACTTTTTTGCCGGCTTCCGTTGTTACTACGACGGAGATCGATCCATTACCGGAGTATTCATCGTAACCATTGCCGATATCGTGCGTTTCTACGACCTTCATTTACGTGCCTCCTACGTTGAATATTTATTTTCAATCCTCGTCATCCGCTGTAAACCATGCGTCAACGTCAACTTTCCGCATCCAACGTTCCGGATTAATCTCGACGTCACATCGGACAGGGCAGCGTAACTCTACCGCTTGCTCCATGGTTGACCGGATATGGTCGATGGCCGCCGCCGATATTGAGCGCGGGCAATCGAAAACAAGTTCGTCATGTACTTGCAGCGTCAGGTAAGAATCGTACAGCGGAAGCACTGTCTCTAAGTCGACAAGCGCCCGTTTTAGGATTGATCCGGCCCCGGCTTGAATCGGAAAATTTCCGGCCATCCGTTGCGCCGAGAACACCTTCCACTTCTCCGCCGCCTTGATTTCGTTATGAAGCCTGCGTTTCCGGCCGAGCAAGTCCGTGACAAAGCCCGTTTTCATGACTTTCGCGTGCTGCTCGTCCATGTAACGCTTAATTGCCGGGTAACCGCGGAAATAGTTATCGATGATTTCCTGCGCCTCGGCCTTCGTAATTTCCAGCGTATCGGCCAGCTTGCCCGCGCCCATACCGTAAACAATTCCGAAGTTGACGATTTTTGCCTGCTTACGGAACTTTTGCGCGGCATGTCCCTCTACGTCCTTCCAACGCTCGATATCCTCGTAAGTAAATTGCCCTTTCGAAATCAGCGCGGCCGTCGTCGAGTGAATGTCGCGGCCTTGCTCGAACGCTTCGATAAGCACCGATTCGCCGGCCATGTGCGCCAGAACGCGCAGCTCAATCTGCGAATAGTCGATTGATACGAGAATACGATCCGGCCCGGCCGACATAAACAAGTGCCGGATTTCCGGGCGCTTTGCCGGAATCTGCTGCGTATTAGGGTCGCGGCAAGTAAAACGTCCCGTCGCGGCTCCCCACGTGTTATGCCACGGATGAATGCGGCCGTCGTATTTTACGGACTTCGGTAGCTTCGACGTAAATGCCTGGCGTAGCTTTCCAACGGCCCGGAAATCGAGAATCAGCGGGATAACCGGATGCTCACGCTTTATACGTTTCAGTGAACGGACACCTGTCGAGCCTTTATCGTAATCCGGTAATCGCATATCCCCGTAAAGCTTTCGCGCTAGCTGAGCTGGCGAGTTCAGGTTAATTTCTTCGCCAAGATGCTGCCAGATTTGCGTCTGCAATTCGGCTTCCTCAACCGCAAACTTTGCGTCCAGCTCTGCCGCCATTTGCGTATCGAATCGAATGCCGCGAATATCAGCCCGGATAAACTGGCGAGCAACTGGCATCTCTACGTCAAACATTAGCCGCTCGATTGCACCGAGGTCCGGGCGCTTTCGATACCACTGGCGAATCCACTCGTACAGCTTCAACGTCTTCTCCGTATCCGCCGCCGCATACGCCAACGCTACGTCAAGTGCAATTTCGTTAAACGGTGTTTTTCCGAAAAGTTGGTCAAAGTTGTCGCCGGGCAAACCGAGCCAGTCCGTACATAAGTCTTTGAGCCGGTGACTTCGGTTTTCGTCGAAGGCCATCGCCATAATACGTGTGTCTGCGTGCAGATTCGTAACAAGGTCGACGCTATACTTAACCGCGAACCATTTGCAGTCAAACGGTGCGTTGTGCATTACGTTCGGCGTAGATTCGAGCAGGTAGCGTAAAACCTCAAAAACGCGGGCAGCCGTCAATTCCGTTTTCTCAACGTGGTCAATCGGGATATAGAACGAGTAGTCCTTAGTTGAAACGGAGAATCCCGCCATGTTACCGTTCCACGGATCGAGCGCTGCTTCCCGGTCTTCCGGAGTACCGTACGTCTCGCAGTCAATCGCGATTAACTCTGCCGCGGCGATAGCGTTCTTTGCAAGCTTTAACGTTTCCTCGTTACGAACTAGGACATAATGCGCCGGCGTTTCTTCGACCATCTTCCGTAAAATGTCCGCCCGATTCCGTTCGTTCAATTCCGCCCATAACCGAAGCGCTTCCGCCTTGCTGAACCGTTTGGCAGCGAGGGAGGGGACTCTGCCTATAAGCCCCTCCGCCATTGCCTTACGGACTTCGCGTAGCCTTCCCGCGTCAATGTCCGTATTTTTCATCGATAGAATCCGTTGCCAGGCGGCTTCCATCGTCTCAGGTTCCGCGGCTGCCCGGCGCTTAATCGCGTCCTTTAACGCCGGCGACGCCATTAGGACACCTTATCGAAACGCTGCTCGACGGGCATTACGAGTTTAACTTGAACGTAGCGCTGGACGCCTCTAACGGTTACGCCCGGAAGACTCGAACCATCTGCGTTAGTTATTACGCCAATGTCGCCCCTCTTTACTTCTTCGTAGCCACCCGTAACTTCTACGATATCGCCCGTCTTATACTCGTTGACATTTCGGCCGATCGCGGACCACTTGGCGGACTCGACGGCTTCGGCGACCTCCGCTTCCGGAATAACTTCGAATTGATCCGCGCGGAACCAATCGAAATTACTTCTGTCAAGCAGCTCACAGCGGTACGGGTAAAAGCTGTCATCGCTGTCGTCTTCTGTTACTTTAGCGATATCGCCTTTCGTCAAGCCCTCAGAATTCGTCATAATTTTAACGTAGCTCCCAACGGGCACGCGATCTTCGTGCTTAGTTTCCGACTTAGGCGCGTCAACTTTACGCAAGGCGTCGGCGTTTGCGAATCCGATAAGCGAACCATCAGCGGATGTCAACGTGAGGCCGCGGTAACCTGACGGGCCGCACGGAACCACCTTAACCGTCTGCCCCTTCGCCCGAATCACGCTGCTATCCGCGTTCTCCTCCGTCGGGTTCACGATTTCCGCCCAATCACCGTCTTTGAAATCGCCGATTTTCGCAGCGTAACGGGCGGCGGCGACTTCTTCGGCGGTTGCGCGGACAAGTTGGCCGACCGAGAGTACGTCCGCAGGCTCACCGTTCAACTTCTCAGTACCGTAGATGAAGCCGCAAACACTAACGCGGTCATTCTTCGTAACTTTGACAATTTTACCGTTAAGATCGCCGGAATAGTTCTGTACTTTTCCGTACTCACCGACCTTGAGGCGTACAGTAGCTTTTTCCGTAACCTTAACGAGCTGATCCGGCTTGGCATAGCCCGTCTGCTGTCCTCCGCCAGTAATTTCGATACGCTCGCCTCTGTGCCCGGAATATAGCGGGTTCGTTACGGTATACTCCTTACCATCCGCGTAACCATTCAGCGGATGACATCCGCCGCCCGAAAGCAAGCGTACTTTATCGCCGGTTGCGAACTGGCTGCGGGGGTCGGTCGGTTTCGGTTCAAGAACGACGTATTCAGAGTGGAATGCGGTAGCTTCACCGTCACAAAACCCACAAGGATGGACGAACCCTACTCCGACTGGTGTCGTTCTTTTTACGACGAATTCCTCACCGTTTTCCCAACGTGGGTCGGCCGTCTTCACAATCCGGATACGTTCGCCGACGCGAGCCTGACGTCTAACCTCGGTGTACTCTTCCGGTACTGCTTTCGGAATCTGTGCGTCAAACTCCGCCTTTGTGGCCGGTTCCAGTTCGCATTCAAACAGCCAGTTTCCGCGTGTTCCGTCCGGTCGCTTACCTTTGTACGGCTGGTGATCGGTTGCATCCGTGACAATCTCAATCAGCGTTCCGATTTCGTAGTTATGACAACTGACACGCGCCACAACCTTCGCGTAATCGCCTACGGTCAGACGTTTCTTTTCCGAAACTTTCCGGTAAGTTGTAAACACATCGCCGCAAGTGTCGTAGTTATCGCCCTCGTCGTCCATGATTCGTGCATCTTTGTCGGAATCAATCTCCGTTACGACGTACGCAGACCCGACCGTAATCCACGAAAAAGGAGCGTCTTCGTAGACGATAACGTCTCCGGCTTCAATATTTGCGCTGTTGCCCTCGCCAATTTCGCCAACCTGCTCGTACTTAACCGCAGATTGTGCCGGAACTTCAAGCGTCTTACCGTTAATTACTACATTGGAATATTTCGTCATATATTTGTCTCCTCGTTGGCCTCCGCGGGCCTGGTTATTTTTATTCGATTTCCTTGCGGTCATTTATCGTCCCTTTTACGTCATAAACCCGCTCGAATGCGTATTCGGCCGCGCACTTCGTACCCCAACCGTCATGAACGTATCCACGCCCATACTGGCCGTCTAGGCTGTCGTCATCAATTCGCGCAACCTCGTCGCCGACGTAAATGGCCCCGCGGCACCAGGCGCATTCCGCTACGACTACCGCTTCGGCCGGGTCTTTACGCAGCAACGGTAGCCTCCGTAATAAACGCCGTCCGAGCTTCGCTAAACGTAGTTCGGTCGAGCGCAATCGGTAACTCGACCCATCGCTGCGCCGCCGCGGCCTCGCTCGCCCAATACTCCGTAAGTAGCCGGTTCTCGAACATATACACGCGGGGAGTTTCGCCATCGGCCGACCAGATGCCAACGAAATAGTCAGCGTCGGCTCGGTCGTAGGCCGTTCCGTTTCCTTTCTTCGCATACACAACGAGGTCAGACGTTCCGTCCGCTTTCTTACGGTCATGACGTTGCCTAATCGTCTTGACCTGGATGCGTACGTGATCGCCGGATACCGGGTCGGTCGCCAAGATGTCGTAAGGCTCCTCGGTATCGGACGTATGGACCCGCCAGCCATTCGCTAACAAGGCCGCCCTTGCGATTAATTCCGAATACTTGCCGGTAATCTCGGTAATGTGCGCCAAATGTTCGTTCTCCCTTCGTCATTCTCACCTGCTGCCGTTGCTACCGGAGAGAAAGGCGGAATCTTACGCCCTCCTCCGGAAGCTTGCGTCGTCGGTCCATCGGCCATCGTCATCAACATTCGGCCGCCTCCGTCCTAAAACGGAAGCTTTTCGTCAGTAATGACGATAGGCTCTGCGTCGGACGAGGTAGAAGGCGTAGCCCCAACGGTCAGGCCGAGTCGACCGATATCAAAACCGGCAACGACGAGGTTTTTCGTCTGCTCCGCCTCGTCCGCTTCGAACAAGAATCCGTCAAAGGCTGTAAAGTCGAACGGTTTCTCGCCGAGCTTAGCGAAGTTCTCGCGCTCCTTGTCCGTCAGGTCCTCGTCCATATCGAGGACAGGCGAGAGCGTTACGGCTGTGTCCGTAGACGAGCCTGTTTTCGTCAGCTCGAACGCAACTTTATCGAGCCGTTTCGCATACTTCGTAATGGCTGCGAACACACCTTTCGCCTGCTTCGGCGTAAGGTCTACGAAGCCGTCTTCGCCAGTTTCGAGGTTTCCGAAGCCGACTAGGTAGCGCGCTTTCGACTTGTAAAGGTACGCCTGCTTACGGATTTCCTCCGCGCCCTTTTCGTCGCCGGCGTCTTTCGCGGCTTTTGCATCGGCGTAGAGCAGGTCGGCCGCGCGATCCCATACGGACGGGTTCCCTGTAACGAAGCCTTTCACGTTACGCTCCGCTGGAACCTTCGGAACAAAAGTATGCACTTTACCGAAAATGCCGTGTGCATAATACTCGGCGGAATCCTCGGCCGATTTGATACGAACTTTCAACGTCGTACCGGAAGGGAACGGGACATGTAACGAGCTGCTTTCGTCCTTTTCTGCTGTTGCCGCTTCAACTGCCGCCGTGCCGCGCTTCGTAAATTGACTCATTCGTTGCATCACGCTTCCTTTATAATGGATTTGTCGGACGGGGATCGAGGACACTACGCTTTGTACGCGTCTTCCACGTAGGCCGGTTGACATCTAATGAAGATGTCCCGCCGGCTCCTCGTCTCCTGCGCCCGCTGAACGATACCAACCGGCCCGCATTAGCTGGCTGATATCGTTGAGCCGACGCAAGAGTATCGCTACTCCTGCGTTCATTCGGTTAAACTGCGGAGAAAAAGCTTTCCGCCATGCTCACGACACTACGCCTCTTTGCGTTAATTTCTCGTTCAATTACCGCCAGTTTCGCAGTTAACTCGGTTAGTTCCGCTTCAAGTACGGTCTTTCTCTTATCGGAACGCGTAGACAACAGGGCCGATCTAGCCGTAAGAATCGAGAACTCGATTTCGTTGCGTGCCGCCAATAACGTCCGCTCCTCCGCAATGGCCGCAGCATTGAACTTGCGTATCTCCTTTTCGGCAATCTTGCGGAAAGTTTCATTCCAGACCGTGCGTTTCTGCGGACGAATAACGGAATACACCATATCTTCCGAGAGGCTTGCGTATAGAACAACGCGGCTGTTAACAAATACCCGTCGGAGTGAGCCTTGACTATCCGGCGCATTCGTAACGTACATCGCCGTCTCCATCTGCTGGCGAATCCATTGCAGCGCGCCTTCACGGGCAACCTTAAACCGCTCCGCCACCCGGTCGAGTGCGTGTTCAGTTGCGTACCATTTCGTCATGCGAGCCGGACCCCCTTTGCCCAACGGATGCTTGCGTAATCGGCCGCGTCCTCCATCGGATCGGCCCCGCCATAATAACCGGATGCCGTACGTAAAATTTGCGATTTATTTGAAACCGGCTGGCGCGGCGTGCGTATTGTATTTCGTGATACTTCGTTGAACATTCGTTACCACCTCGTATATTTGTCGTTTCTGTGACATTTAAAGTGCATGACTAAATAGAACGTGTTATTCACGTTGACACGTTTAAAATTCTACGTTATAGTAGAAACTGTAATTGTAAGGATTACCCAACGACATCAACCGCAAGTTAACGTCACCCTTACGACTACCGACGCAATGCCTAAGCGCCGGTAATCATTGGCGGATATGTTAACGAATCCTCATTAGCGATTTGTTGCGGATATGTTATAATGAAGACGTGTTAAGCCGCTAAGAATTCGCGATAATCTCCAAAACGATTAACGTCGTAGTTGCGAGATAAAGCGCGAAGCTTACGATTAACAACCTCGTGGTGAATACCGAGACTTCTCGCGATTTCATTACGACTAGCGCTGGCTGGCGCAACTAACATTGCTTCGACGATTGCCGTCGTCGTTGCATCGGGCTTACTGGCCCAAATTAGGGAGTCGATCACTTGCCGGTGGTCGGCTTCCGTCTTTCGTAACACAACTTGTTCTAAATCGTACTCACTTCGCAAGGCTTTCGGGATTGCCGTCCCTTCTTCCGCCGCCGAATCGAGTATTTCGTCGATTGAATCCGCGTAAGGCTTAGCCTCATTGTCTCGCAACAAGTTTTTCCGCCTTGAGTTCAACCGACTATTCAACGCTCGCTCAAAGCAGTTATGTATCTTCGTGCTGTAACAAAGCTTGAGCATCGCGTCATCAAAAATGGTTAGCGCGTCAGCATCATCAAATCCGGTAAGTCCTCGGACTCTGCTGCGGTGCCTTTTGTAGTAAGGCTGCGCCGTTTCGTACAAAGACTCGAAATTGGCGTCGCTTGGGTTCAGCTTGAAGCGTTGGTAAGAAATATTCAGTTTTTCTCGTTGATTCATTGCGTCAACTCCTTATAGTAATATAACCACGGCACTTCGCCGTTTCGCACACATTCGTCAAATATAATTTCATATAAATTTACGGAGGGTTATCGGATGCGTATTTCGTCGCGCCGATGCCTCATTCCGGAACTACTCGCAAAACGCGGACTGTCTCAACGTCAGCTCGCAAACGCTGTCGGCATGGATGAACGAGTTATCTCTCGCTATGTTGCCGAAAACAGCATGATGTCGTTTCCTACCGCGGTCATGATTGCAGATGTCCTTAAATGCAACCCGCGCGATCTCTACGAGTGGTCAACGGATTGAGCGCTCGGCCGACGAAAACTCTACTCTTGAGTAGAACCGTAATCCCATTGTACACGCTACCACTCTCCGCCTTCAACCGATATTAAACGATATCATTCGACGTCTTTCGACAGTCCTCGTCCTTGCTTCCGCCGGGTTCCACCCGTTCAGTGCCGCTTCGTTAACGTCTTTCCCGTATCGCCGCGGAATCAACGCCAGCCGCACGTCAAGCTTTCCGGCCACTTCCGCCACTATTGCGTTCCGCCAAGCTCTGCCCGGCCTATCGTTATCCCGGTATATCGTCAGCTCCTCGATGGTCGACCGGAGCAATAATTCCGCCTTCGCCCGAGTGAACGCCGTCCCGCCCGTTGCTACCGCGAATATTCCATGCGACATTAGCGTTAACGCATCTATCTCCGCCTCCACTATCGCACACTTCCGCAATTTCCGGCTGTATACGATGTCGATTCCGTAGAGCACATCGCGGATTGGGCGGCCGCCTTTCGCGTACCAAAACGTCTTATCGACGACTTTCCGGAACTTAACGTTTCCCAACGAACCGTCTGAGTTGAACCAGGGAAGCGTAATCGCCCGCTGCTGCCGATCGTATCCAATTCGCATGAGCTGCTGAACCGGTTCCGATATCCCGCGCCCGGCCAGATAAGGCGACCGCCAGTTATAGCCGTCCAGTATACCGTTGCCTATTCGGTATACCTTCGGCTTGTCCGTCGCGAGTCGGATCGGACTTAACGTAACCTCGGCGGCCGGGTCCCGTGATTCGCCGTACTTTGCCGCCAGATACTCGGCCGCCTCTTCGTACGTTTCCTGCCGGAGAAACGCTAGGAGCCTGACGAAGCTGCCGGATTGCCACGCAGGATCAACCGCTCCATAATCGCGCCACCCGCCATGTTCGAAGATTACCGCAAATGACGGATTATTTTCGTACCGGAACGGGCTGGCGGCGATTAGCTTGTCCGATGACCATGAGGCCGACTTAAACGAAAACTCTTCGAGTTCGGCGCGGATGTCTACGGGAAGTTGCGTTTCGAGTGCGTTTGGACCGCGTATTGCTATCAACTTTAGTCACTTCCTTCCGTTTTTGATGCCAAAGAACGTGCCCTCCGCAACCCATCAACCGCGTGCTTAACCTCCATTAATGTGTTTATCTGGTTGCTGTCAAGCCTTGCGATGGTATTGGGTGGTAAGTCATACAATCTAGCAACAGCTTCGTGATTCTTTGACAGTACATCTTCTAACTCGTTCATTAGATACCATATGTTTAACATTGTCTTTCGAGCTTCTGATTCATAGGAGTAATTCCCGCTAATATCTTCTCTTACGACAACTGAGAAGCTGTTGTCTTTATTCATATAGACTTTTTTTGCTCTAGGGACAAACACAGCCTCGCGTGGGCCTAACTTTATTTTAGTTACGTCATCACGCTTTTTCTCTAGGTCCCATATGGCGTTACGTACTTTATTTCGGGTTATCTCGACATCTATCCCTGGTGATATAATGTTTTCACATATTTTTTGAATTAAATCTATCTGTCTAATCCCTGTCGGGAACTCATTGACTACAGCAACCGCCTTGTCTCTTATGTCGTCTATAGTCAGACCTATCATCTGCCTCCACCTTCATTCTTAGACTAATATTGTTTAATCTTTAGATCAACTGATTTTGATTTTAGATTAAGATGCTAGGAAAGTCAATACGTATTCATCTAAAAGTTTCCAACGAACTTAGCCGCCACATCCGCCGCCACTGGCTCCCGCACGATCCCGATATTCGGCATATACACGATTTCCGCGCGCGTGTCTTCCCCGCCGGACCGCCCCTTGCCCAGCTCAATTACGCCGCGGCCTTCATGCGCCAACGTGTCTAAACCGATAAGTAACGCCGCATCTTCAAGGAGCTGCTTCGTTTTCTTAACGTCAGCCCGCCGTGGAGGCTTCAGTTCACGTACCCCATCGTCATTCTTTTCGCCAGCATCCTCGTCGGCCTGCGTAATCGCTATCGTTACGACACCGAGGTTGCCCGTCATAATGCGGAGCTTTTTGGACGTAGCTGCCGCGTCGCCGCCGGCCGTTTTGGACGTGTTCGTTTCGTAATCGAGGTAATAGAACGGGTCCACGATTACTACGTCTGCGCCGGTTTCGATAATATCTGAACGCAGGGCGGCCAAACTCCGATCAACAAACCCGTCATCGTCCGTCGCCCGAACGATAAGCTTGCCCGGAATCATTTCGTTAACCTCCCGCAGGAATTTGACGAAAGATTCGTAATTTTCCGACGATAGCTTAGCGCCTTGTAACGCCCGATTATCGAAACCGGCTTCGTAGTCGATTCCGTTCACGGCCGTTTTTGCTAATCCGAGCCTCGCCGAAATGGACGTATAAGCCCGCGCCATCCACTCGAATTTGCCCATTTCCAGCGCCCATACTAATACTTTTGCGCCCTGGAACGCGAACTCGATCGCTTCCTCCATCGTCAATACGGACTTGCCCCGGCCGGATCGCGCGAAGAAAACGTACATATTACTCGACCAGTAGCCGCCGCCAACCGCCGCATTTATCGTCGGGAACTTCGATTTCCATAGTCGCCGCGACTTTCCGCTTGCCCGCGCCTCATACTCCGCCAGGAATACGTCGGCCGCAGCTTCGCTGGAAACGTCGATCCCTGTTTCGCGGCGCACCGTAGACTTCCGTTTGATTTCCGCGATTTCGCCCGTCAGCCAGCGCTCATACTCGTCAATCGTCGCGGACTTTCCGATTTCGGCAAACTTGGAGGCAACGTCGGGCCCGCCGAGAAATTCCGCCAGCCGCCGCTTCCCCCACGCCTCCTTCAACTTACGCGCCAGATATTCGTAGCTGTCCGTAACCGCTGGGATGTACGTAAAGTCCGGGACCGCTTCGACGAGGACTGCGTATGAAGGCGCATTTCCGCCATTTTCGGCCGAATATCGCTGTATGAACGAAAACGCTTCGCGCTCCGGTTCCGTTTGAAAATAGTCCGGGCCGATTTCGTAGCGGTCGAATACGGACAACTTGTTATCGTCAATTGTCTTTGATATCAACGCTTCTGCCGTCAATTATGCCTCACCTCCGTCGTAGTTGTAAAACCTCGTATTCTTCCATATTTCGCCGTTAACGAGTTACTTTTAATGGTATTTTTCCACGATCACCCATAATCATGTTATGCTAGTTGTTTTGTATGTTATTTATAGGTTATTTGCTAATCTAAGAAAACACATAAAATTTACAGCTCCTTTTATCTCACGTTTACTCCATTTTTCGTCTAACTGAGTATAAATTAGCTGCTCGAAGATGATCAAACCCGAAATACCGCGATTTTAAGCGATATCACCCTTCTTACGTTTGTTGTAATGTGTCTTTCTTTTGTTACAAAGACGTTACAAACTGTCAAATATGTTCTTGTGAGTATCGGTGTGTTCTGTTCCATTAGAAGAACTAGATACATTGTAAAAGTAAGAAAATTCGCTGATCGCCTTCATTCTCACTCATACGCCGTTTTTCATATTTTCCGAATCCCTCGCTTACTCTCGCCCTTGAACGTCAGCTCGATCGTCATATCGCGAATCCGATCCGCCAGCCGCCGATCGAAAAGCGTAGCCAGCTCCGACATGGCGATATTGCTCGTATAAACCGTAGGCAACCCCGCCGTTACCCGGCTGTTTATTACCGTATGCAGGTCGGCCCGGAACGCGTCGGATGCATCCCTCACGCCAATATCGTCCAGTACAACGTAATCTACCGTCATCGCGGCCCGCTGCGTCGAGTAGTAACGTCCGGCGGCCGGTTCGGCAATTGAATCCGGTACGCGGGGCCGATTGAACGCGTTATAGTCCGTCTGCCAGGCGTTAACATCGACGAAGTAGATCGGACGTTGCTGCGGCTGAAGACCGCGTTTTACGGAGCCGATGTAATGTACGATAAGGTATTCGTTGAGAAGTGCGGCTGCCGTCGTTGTCTTGCCGGTGCCTGGTTCCGCTGAATACAAGTATAGCGACTTTACTCGGTCGACTCCGCCAAATTGCCGGGCGAATGTGCCGACGTAATCCGTGAGGGCTGCGTAAACTTCCGGCTGTCCGGCGCGGGCCGGGCTCGTCTGCAACGTGAGCAGGCGGTAATCCTCCGGGATATTTGCAGCCCCGTTTCGGCCGCCCCCGCCGGAAAGTCCGTGGACTGCGAGGAAGGACGGACATTGTCGGTTACATTCGGCCGTTCCGGCTGATCCGCAAGGGCCACGGAGAATACAGTTTGATGCGTGAATAAATATCACCTCTCAACCACAGTTTAGACAACGACCTTCCCAGCGTCAATTTACGCTGCGTAATAAATTTTGTTCCCACACTTTCCGAAGCCGCGCACTCCCCGCCGTTTCCGCCAAGTCTCGAAGCAAGTCCGCGGGCCGGCCCCGATACTCCGTTAAATAGCGGTTGCCTTTCGGTTCCATATGCGCACCCTCCTATTCAATCCGTCTTGGTACGCCATCAGCCGCATGAACCGGTTGCTTTTCGGCTTTTTAACCGGCCGCCCGTAAATTTGAGCGAGCCGAACCGTGCTGTACTCGCTGACCTTCCGAATATAGTAGTCGGACCGCTCGGCCGGCGTTTTTGTGTTACGCATAATATAAACCCCCTAGAACGTTTGTTCCTATTTTACAACGGTACAAGCATCTTGTACACGGAAATTTCTTCCTTCGTTGAATATGAATATTCAGCGTCAAATCTCTTCCATATCGACATCGCACGGTTTGCATCGAATCAGCAGGCCGGGCTTGCTCGCTCGCACCTTTGCGCCGCAGTTCGGACATTCGAGTTTGTACGAATTTGACGCCTTTTTCGCTTTCTCCGGGACCTTCCGGAAAAGTCCGAACGAGCTGACGCTTACGCCTATCGTATCGATGAATGCCCGCGTCTCGTCCGTCAACTTGGCCGCCGACCAGCCGATTTTCTTATCGGGTTTATCGAAATCGTAATAAAACATATTGTCCCGCTCGCAGGCCGCCTTGAACCGGAGGTTATGGTACGTGCCGCCGCGACTGACGTCCTGAACGCCGATGTGTACGTTATGCAAATGGACCATTTCGTGGAGGAGTGTGCGGAGAATATCGTAATGTTCACGTGCCATATGCTCGGCCGACAGGTTGATCTCATAACGGTGACCGTCCGGCTCGCTTCCGTCTCCTTCCGCCCCTGGCCGATGCCAGAACGGTACGAGCGAACACCATCCGTACGCCTGACGTTTACCGGCAGCCTGAATCGTTATTGCGGGCTCGGCGAGGACTCCGCCGAAATAACGTTCGTTGAATGCGCGGAAACAGCGGTGTAGTTCGTCGGTCGCCGTTTTGATATTCGGGAGAGGCGTAACTGCTGGCGGCTTGGATTCGGCTAACGCTTCACACGCTATCACAACCGCCGCATTACGTTTCTTCCGCCCCGTCCACGCCAGCTTTCCGAGTAAGGCAGCCGGACAGGATACGTACGGGAACGGCTCGACACGTTGAGCGGCACGCCGATTAACAGTAACGGAGCGCAAACGGGATTTTATGGAATCGCGTTGATTAGCGATTTCCTGCCGGGATTGTTCGAGATTGAATCCGGGAGTGTACGTCATTGTTTCGGGCTCCTCTCTTTTACGGTATCTAACATTTCGACGGCGAGCGCAATCATTCTATCTAACTGCTTATCCGCTTCGGTCGCGGTAAAACACGGCAGCCTTATCGTAACCTCTTCGCGCTTCAGGGACCCGTTCTCGCGATAGAATTCCGCAATATCCGGTCGACCCGCGGTACAGAGAACGTGAAGCTTACCGCTAACTTGCACCATACCGGTTACGTCGGATAAATCCGAAAAGCCAATACGCTTGTGTTCGCAATTAAAACAGTTCACAGTAAGGAATCCTCCTCGTTGACATCGTCTAACGCCTGTAGAATCGCCCTTATTTCGCGCATTTTATCGAGCGATTTACTGCGTTTGTTGACGACTGCCTTAATCGCGCCAATCGTATACGGATAACGCAAGCTTCGCGGGTCACTCCCTTGTACGGACGCCTTGAGATTACGTTTAGCTGCTTCGACCAACGCTTCGTATTTCATTACGTCAACTCCTTCGTTCAAATTTCGTTCCCATGACGAAAGCCCCGAAGGAGCCAACGCCAGCTTCAGAACGCGGAGGGGCTGCGTTCTTTTTCGTCATTTCTACGTTGAGGAAACGTCAGAATAACGACTACTATGCGGAGGTCAATCGAGGTTAAAGCGTGGTGCGAACGTTTTGGGCCGATAAGACGGGGATGTCTTCGGGATCGGCGGCCGGTCGCGTATGTAAATCGAGGTGAGGCGATTTGAGGCGAGGTTTTTACTACGTGATTATTGGATACGTGATATGTTATAATGCTACATATAACGCGACTCAAAAGTACATGTATCAAAACTTCATGTCTTTATAATACGTGTATTCGTAATACGTGTCAATACTTAATTTGAGGTGATAATATTTATGGCGACCATGGGCGAACGAATTAAAACACTTAGAGAAAGAGAAGGGCTTACACAAAGAGAACTGTCTGAAGCACTAGGTTATAAAACAACCCGCTCACTACAGCGACTTGAAGCTGATGAAGCAACGCTCACTAACGATCAAATAATTATAATGTGCCTTTTCTTCGATGTATCCGCAGATTATTTTCTAGGGCTATCCGATGATGGTTCCAAACGAAACTATAATATCCTCCGGGATTTCCCCTCTCGTATTGTTAATATCGAATCTATGCGATGATATCTCCGGGCCCGCCATTCATTCGGACGAGCCCCGAGCGGAGTGGAAGAAGCGCTAACTAGCTGCCAACTCCCGGTACATATAATCGAGTCCCTTCGGAGTAACGCGCGTAACCGACCGTACCTTGCCGCCGCGTATCGTCTCAACTACGACGAAGAATCCTCCGTCGGTGAAGCGCTGGTATGGTACGTTCTCCTTCGTCAATACCTTTCGCTCGCGCAACGTACCGAACAACCGGTTCCTGCCGTACCCCAACGTTTTCGCGGCCTCGTTCATTGAAACGGTGCCTTCCGCCCACATGAGCGTGTCGTATGCGGCTACTTTCGGAGCCTGTTCGGTTACGACGGAAGCCAGGCGCTCCTTTTCCGCGCGCTCCGTTTTCAATTGCGTTGCGAGTCGGATAATGGTATCGGGGTTGAGTAGCGCCTCCTCTACTTTATCAGGCGTTAGGTAGCCGCCGTGTTTACGGATCGCTGGTAGGACATCCGACGTAACCCAACGTTTGAATGCGCGTAATTTTTCAATTCGATCCGCTACCCGTTTGTCACTAATGTAACGGGCCTTCGATGGCTGCATAGCGAAGAGTAATGAATAAAGCCCTGACTCGTTAACCGTAGCAAGACGTTGATTTCCGCCAGGGGTAGTCATTTGTGTATACCCCTTTTCATCGTCGTCAAGGTTTTGCATGGCCCGATTTCTGTTTGTTTCGCCAAAAATGTCGCAAACGTCCTTTGCAACAAACCACGGCTCGCCCTCGACCATTACCGTTCTTACTTCGCTCTCTCCGTATTTGAACAATTGATTCATTCGCTACCGCCTCCGATTATTTTTCTTCTCGTTACGAAAATACAAAGTACAAATAGTTTTGTAAAGCATTGACGCCACTTTCCCTACGAATGTGTATCTCATTACCCCACGTCAACAATCGGCCGGGCCCGTCTTAACCTATATCTAACCGGCCGTTTCCGCTCCAACTCCGCCGCCCATTCGGACAATTTCGCCAGCTTCCACGCCGCGTAATCCTCGTCAGGCTCCGTCTCCATTACGTAGTGACTGTATATCGCGATCACCGCTCGGCATCGTTTATAGTCCGTTATCCGCAAATTGCTCACGCTCCTCACCACACGCTCTTTAATTCAGCCGCATCAACGGTCGGACCCGCTGTTTTCTCCGCTGCCCGCCGATCCGCTTCTGCCTTCTCGCGCAGCAGCCGCGGAATAATTGTGTTAATTCGGTAGGCGCACGCGAACCCTGCGGTAAGAATCGGATAATCGCGCGAGGGCTTGTACGTGCGGAAACATTCTTCGAAGGCTGCACGTAGAACTTCGGGCCCGTATTCGTCGAGCTGGCGTTTGATAACGCCTTGTTCAAACCTCCAATTGCGTAGGGGCACGTAGTCAGCCCCGTAGAGTTCGCTGTTCATACCGCGAAAGAACTCCGTAAACGTCAACGTATTCCAGTGTTCGGTCGGTAAGTTACGCCAATCGCGGCGCTGTTCGGCTGTGATACGAGGCTTAGTCGGCTGTTTTGGCAATTTGTAACGCCTCCTTTCGCAGAAATGACGCTATTGATTCGGCTATGTCGTTTTTCCCCTCCGCGTATCCAGACGGCCAGCCTTCGCCGTAAGTTCGGTCCAAGTACGTTTCCACCTCGATTCGTTCCGCATCCGCGAGAACGTATCGTATAACCTTGCGTAAACGTTCAATCTCCGCCAATGCCGCCGGCCAGCCGATACGAGCTTCCGCGATAAAATTTGTATTTGCGGACGCCGCCGTTTCTGAAATTATCGGGCCGCCTGGGTAGCGTTCTCCCTGCCAAACCGTTGCAACATCGTTACACCACGTCTGAACGTTGTACGCATCGGCACCGCCACTTTCCCACCGCATAGCGCTCCACGGTCCTGCCGTTGCTGCATCACAAATCGCCTTATCCGCCGCCCAATCACGGACACTTTCCGTTTTCTCCGTCATCTACACTCGCCGCCTTTCCGTAAGCTATTTTCGCCATATTTACCGCGTGCCTGAAGGCTTCCGACTTGCCGCGGAAATAGGACGCCATGAAACGGCCTTCCGCCCCGGCTATCTCGCATTTCTCCGCTTCACCGGACAGGTACAAGGCCAGCTCCGTAAAATTCGTACGCAGCCGGTTTATCTCCGTGTCCTTATCCGCCAGCAGAGTCCGGTAAAAATCGGCCGTATCGTCAAGGACTGGTTTAATTGCGGCCGCTATCTTAGACACGTACGGATACCTTTCCGGCAATGGCCTCGGTTAGTGTGCGTAGCTCCGTTTCAATTGCGGAAATATATTCGCCAATGCTGCCGTATTTACCGGAATCGCCTGCGGATCGGAACGCGACGTACGAGAGCATGGACGTTACTCCAATGCTATTGACCGGGTAATAGCGGCCGATTGTGCGCCAGGCTTCGTATGGAGCTGGAGGAATAACGGCCGTGTCGGCTTTGTACGTCGGTGCTTTCGTTGGATCGACGAGGACTCTTTTATAAACGGAGTATTCGCGGTCGGTAACGGTAAAGCCGTACGTATCGTTGATTATAGTAATATCGGGTTCAGTCGGGGCTTTTTTCGTTTGATTCGTCATTGCTACGTCACTCCTTCGTTAATGTAAAATAGTGCAAACGATTCTGGCGGAAATGGATACGTTAGAAATTAACGCTTGACATTACGCGGCTGATCCGTTATTTTAAAAAGCTTTTAAAGAACTAAAGATTTTAAAAGATTTAAAGAATTTAAGTCTTATACTCACTACGTTCGTATAAGACTCCGTCATCCAGACAAAAAACATGTCTGTATAACGGAAGTATCAACATATACCTGACACGTTGGTCTTAAAAAGAGAAAGATAAACCCTTTACGCACTCGCCCCGTCGGCCCGGCCCGAATCGCCGTCATATCCTCGCCCTCCCCTCACGTGATTTAAGCCGTAAATTTCCCGTCTAATTTCCGTCCTAACCGCCGGATAGGGTTACGATAGCGGAACGGTAGTTTTGACGGGTAATTTCACGTAAATTTCAGGGGACATTTTACGTCCCGCAATATTTAGCGTGAAATGAGTGAACAAAACTCCGGAGTATACAAATAGTGCAAACGCGAGCGTTGACGTTTCGTTCGTATACGTATATAACCACGACCGGAACCTGTTTCGCACACTTGTCGTAAAAATACCGGAGGATTTCGTAAAATTTAACGTGGGCGGTGCGCTAACCCTATTGGCTGGCTGCGGCGTGTTACAACGGAAAATAGAAGCGTTAAAATAAGCGATATGGTAGAATAGGGATGCGCAGGAAATGTTGAACTATACTTACAACGAGGAGGTGACGCAGAATGAAGGCATGGATGATAATTCTGTATATGGCTGCGATCGGATTTGCAGTAGCGGGTATATACGTAATGTTCTATTATGACCCGGAGGACTTGTCTACGAAGATAGTTGGAGGGGACGCGTACAATTACATAATCATCGGAGTGCGCGGCGTTGGATTAATTTGTGTTGGAATAATATCGTCGCTAATTGCTACGGGAATTGCGATTTACGACTCGAAGAACGACGCCGCATCTACTTCGATTAGTCCGAATGTAGATAGCTCCGTATAAACACCGAATAAGCCCCGTACAGGACCAGCGGAGTGTCGCCGGAGCTGTTACGGGGCTTATTACGTCAGAAGCCCGTACACGGCCGTTTAGAGGCTTCGTACAGGCTTCCGTTGTTTATGGGCGGGGATTGCGGTATAATCGAATCGCTAACGTTCAGACTACGCGTAAATCTGGAATATTTATCGCAATCTCGACGAAAAGTTTATTGGAACGATGATGCTACCTGGTCCGTAATTTCACCGTTTCAGCGACCGTTGAATGACCGCAAACCGCACCACTATGGCTTTCACGACACCTTATGCTCAATCCGCA